ACAATGGCGCGCAAAAGCACTAAAGACGAGATCCAAAACCGCGTAAATGAAGTTTATGGTTTGCTTTTGCGCGCCTGGAATCATCATCAGATCGTTCAGTACGGTTCCGAAAAGTGGGGGGTAAGTGATAGACAAGTGCGCGATTATTTGGCCGCAGCGCGTAAGCTGTTGGCGCTTGACGCTGAGTTAGCTCGTCCCCAGTGGCTTGAAGGCGCATTAGCGCGAGCGCTGGAGTACGAACGCCGGGCATCTGAAAAGGATCAGCTCAACACTGCGTTGATCGCGCTTGAGAAGCAGGCTCGGCTCTTGCAGTTTGAGATGTCATGAGCCTGTTGGCAGGCATTTGCGAGGATGTGCCGCTGTTGTCGTTCCTGCAGCAGCAGACGCCTGAGGACACCGCAGACCTGATCACCCGCATCCGCAGTGACCTGCACCCTGGGCAGCTTGCGTTTGTTGATGACACCGCAACGCAGATCATCGGCATCAGCGCGGGCTATGGCGCGGGCAAGACACGAGCGCTATGCGCTAAAGCGGTGATGCTGGCCGCGGTCAATCAGGGCTTCATCGGCGCGGTGATGGAGCCCACTGGTCCGCTTATCCGGGACATCTGGCAGACGGACTTCGACGACTTCCTTGATGCCTATGGCATCCCGTACACGTTCAGGGCTAGCCCGCTGCCGGAGTACATGTTGCACCTGCCAGGCGGTGACACCAAGATCCTGTGCCGCAGCTTTGAGAACTGGTCGCGCATCATCGGCTTGAACCTTGCTTGGGTGCTCGCTGACGAGATCGACACCGTAACGCCCAGCATTGCTAATAAGGCATTCCCCAAGATCCTTGGTCGCTTGCGTTCAGGCAACGTCCGGCAGTTTGGTGCTGCATCCACGCCGGAAGGGTTCCGGTGGATGTGGAACACTTTTGGCAGTGATGAGGCAAAGCAGCGTGATGACCGGCATCTCATCAAAATGCGCACGGCGGACAACCCGCACCTGCCGCCGGACTTCATCGAGCGGCTTGAGGCCAACTATGACCCCAGCCTGCTGCGCGCATACCTCGACGGTGAGTTCGTCAACCTGACAACTGGACAGGTGTATGACCGCTTCGACCGGGCGAAGCATGTCACAACCACAGTGCCAGACATCACCCGCGAGCCGATCCGCGTTGGTATTGACTTCAACGTTGGCAACATGTCTGCGGTGATCGCTGTGCGGCTGAACAACGGCCTGCTGGTGATTGACGAGATCGCCGGTGCGCATGACACCGATACACTGGCGCAAGAGATCCGCCGCCGGCACCCGCAGCAGCAGATCTACGTCTATCCCGATGCCAGCGGTGGCAGCCGCAGCACCAACGCGAGTCAGACCGACATCCAGATCCTTGAGTCCTACGGCATGTCGAACCAGTCACCACGCAGCAATCCACCAGTGCGTGACCGGGTGGCAGCCGTGCAGGCACTGTTGGAGAACGGCAAAGGGCAGGTGCGGCTGCAGGTGGCGCAAGGCTGCCGCCGCGTGATCGAGTGCCTAGAGCTGCAGTGCTACACCGATAAGGGCGAACCGGATAAGGACGCCGGCTTTGACCACATGAATGATGCACTCGGCTACCTGGTGTGGCGTGAGTTCAACCCATTGCACGCCGGCGCTGGGCGCGGCACGGGCGTAAGGCTCTACTAGGGTTGACCACGGCGGCAATGGGTGGTATCTTGGGCGTGTCCACCGGATTCCAACCATGATCAACCGCATTAACAATGCCATCTGCCTGCTGATGGTTACCGCCGTCTTTGCCATGATCGGCATTGAGGCCGGCAACCACACAGCACCAACTCACAGCGGCACTCAAGCCGTAAGCTATAGGCACCGATAGCATCTACGCGCTGTGTATAGCGGTTACAACTTTTACGACCGTCCGCTTGCGCAGCGCACCGTATCTAGGGTCAATGACCCCAACACCAGCTGGTATGCGCAAGAGCCGCATTGGATCCTGATTGAGGACCTGCTTGGCGGCACCTATGAGATGCGCAAAAAGCATCGCCGTTACCTGCCGCAAGAACCACGCGAGCTAGACGAGTCCTACGACAACCGCCTAGCCCGTAGCGTCTGCCCGCCGTATTACATCCGCCTAGAGCGCATGTTGGCCGGCATGCTGACCCGCAAGCCAGTGCGGTTGGATGACACTGCTGACGTCATCCGTGAGCAATTGTTTGATGTAGACCTACAAGGTAATGACCTCAATGTCTGGACCTATGAAGCCGCTCGGAAGATGGTCCGTTATGGCCACATTGGTACATTGGTGGATGCACCAGCTAATGGGGGTCGCCCCTATTGGGTGACCTACACGCCTCGGCAGATCCTTGGCTGGCGCACCGAAACGCAAGAGGGCAAGCAGGTGCTGACGCAGCTACGGCTGGCCGAAGTGGTCACGGTGCCTGATGGCGAGTTTGGCGAGAAATCCGTCGAGCAGGTGCGAGTCCTGACGCCTGGCGAATATCGCATCCACCGCAAAGCTGATAGTGGCGAGTTCACCGTCGTTGATGAAGGCCGTACCAGCTTGAGTGAGATTTCATTCAGCATTGCCTACGCACAGCGGCATGGCTTCATGGAATCAAGGCCGCCGCTTGAGGACATCGCCGAGCTGAACCTGAAGACCTACCAAGTGCAGTCGGACCTCGACAACCAACTGCACATCTCGGCGGTGCCGATGCTGGCGTTCTACGGGTTCCCATCAAGCGCCGAGGAGGTATCAGCAGGACCGGGCGAGGCGATCGCGTTCCCGGCTGAAGGACGCGCTGAATACATCGAGCCGGCAGGGCGTAGCTTTGAGGCGCAGTTCCGCAGGCTTGAGCAACTTGCGTTGCAGATCAACGAGCTGGGTCTGTCTGCCGTACTCGGCCAGAAGCTAAGCGCTGAGACCGCCGAGGCCAAACGCATTGACCGCAGTCAAGGTGATTCCACCATGATGGTGATCGCGCAGAACATGCAAGACATGATCGACAACTGCCTGCAGTGGCACGCCACCTACCTGGGCAATGCCGCAGCCGCAGGCAGCAGCTACGTCAACCGCGACTTCCTTGGTGCACGCCTCGAGCCGCAGGACATCCAAGCACTGCTAGCGCTTTACACCGCCGGCACCATCAGCCAAGAGACCCTACTGCGTGAGCTTGCCGAAGGCGACGTGCTAGGCGATAACTTTGATGTGGATGAAGAGCTGGAGGCGACCTCTAATGCGGGACTTGATCTACCGTCTGCTGGACCGGCTGACAGACTGGCTAGTGGACCTGATGATATGGATGGAGCCGAAGAAGCCCAGGAAGCAGGAACTTGACTACACCGTTTGCGACCTGCCTGATGAGGTGCTAGCTGTCATCCGGCTGACATGGTACAAAGACGGCAAGGCCGATGAAGTGGATGAGCTGCGCATCATGGAAGACGGCCAGAATGGTTACGACGCCTTCGCTGCAGCAGTGCAGGGCGCATTAACCCGTGGCGCCAATGTAAGCATTAGGTCGCAATATCGCCCTGAGCAACTTGGTGTCATCTAATGGCTACACCAGAAGCGCTATATCGAAATGCCATTGACCTGAATAGGTTTAGCAATAGCGTTGCGCGGCGCATCATCAATGCCTACAACGACATCATCATTGATGCAGTTAATCAACTGCGGACGATTGATGAGCTGGCAGCGCCGGTCAAAGCTGCCAGGTTGCGGGCGATCTTGGCGCAACTGAAAGACAGCCTCGGCACTTGGGCAGGTGATGCAACCGAGATCACGGCAACAGAGTTGCAGGGCATCGCGCAGTTACAGTCTGAGTTCGTGACTGATCAACTGCGGCGTGCATTGCCTGCTGGCGCTCGCGATGCAGTGCGCACCGTTGAAATCAGTCCGCAGTTTGCGCAGTCGGTGGTCACGACCGATCCAACGCAGATCAACGTGGTCGCGCTGTCGGATGATCTGTTTGCGGCAGTGCAAGGCGCACCGGCTACGTTCAACCTGACCGCTGCTCAGGGCGCCACCATCACGTTGCCCAATGGTGAAGTGGTCAGCAAAGCGTTTCGCGGCATTGCCGTGGATCAGGCCGAACGGTTCTCGCAAGTCGTGCGGCAAGGATTGCTAACTGGCGAACCGACGCCTGACATTGCTAAGCGCTTAATTGGCAGCCTGCAGTTTGGCGAGGAGGCCAAGACCGTTAAGCAACTTGTCGCAGCAGGCGGGCAGGCAACAGCAGTAGCCGACAACCAGGTCATCGCCCTAGTTCGCACCAGCATCAACCAGGTGGCCAATACCGCCAGCCAGCAGGTCTATGAGGCGAATCAGGACATTACGCCGCGTTACAGGTACGTCGCCACGCTCGACATCCGCACCAGCGCGATCTGTCGGGCGCTTGATGGCCGTGAGTTTGAATACGGCAAAGGACCAACGCCGCCGCAGCATTTCAATTGCCGCAGCACGACCGTGCCGGTCATTGATTACAAAGAACTAGGGTTCACGCCACCACCAGCAGGCACCCGCGCCAGTGCCGATGGGCAGGTGCCAGTCAACGAATCCTATGGCCAGTGGCTAGCTAAACAACCGCTACCGGTCAAGGCAAAAGCGCTTGGTGCCAACAAGGTTGCCTATTTTGACAAGCTGTCAGCCAAGTACGGACCTAAGGACGCTATTGCCAAGCTGGTCCGTGACGATGGGTCAGAGCTAACCTTGGATCAACTACGGGCTCGATACGGTGCCATTAAAGAAAGGTAGCTCCCAAAAGACCATCTCGGCCAATATCAAGGCTGAAATGAAGTCCGGCAAACCGCAAAAGCAGGCCATCGCCATTGCCCTGTCCAAAGCTGGCAAATCTCGCAAACCCAAAGGTAAAAAGTAATGGCTAAGAAACCTGGACTTTACGCCAACATCCACGCCAAGCGCGAGCGGATTGAGGCTGGCAGCAAAGAGCGAATGGCACGCAAGGGTAAAAAAGGTCGCCCCAGTGCTGCTGCATTTAAGGCTGCAGCCAAGACCGCTAAGAAACCCAAGAAATGATCACCTACCGCGGCGAGCAGTTTGAGGGTTACAACAAACCCAAACGTACGCCAAACCATCCGACCAAATCCCATGCGGTGCTAGCCAAAGAAGGCGAGACCGTCAAGCTGATCCGATTTGGGCAGCAAGGCGTTAGCGGTAGCCCAGCGCGCAAAGGTGAATCAGACGCGGACAAAGCTAGGCGTGCATCATTCAAGGCAAGACATGCCAGTAACATTGCTCGCGGGAAGATGTCCCCAGCGTTTTGGGCGGACAAGGTGAAGTGGTAACCGCTTCTTGACGGTGAATCCAATCCTTTAACTCTGAAACGTACCACCGCAAGTCTTGCGCTTTTGCCGCATGCCAGCCGTTGCCGGTGCTGCGGTACAGGTGCTCGTGGCGATCTACCGCTTCAAGGCATGCCTTAATTAGCGGATTCCACGGCTCACGGATTGGTGTATCCCATTCACGCTTTGACACGATCACCACGCGCCATTACGATGGCAGTGTAATTAAGCCTGCGGCTTATCCATGTCCGATGAAACACAAACCCAGGAGCCTGCGGCTACCTGGGGTGACAATACCGACGCACTGCAACGCAGCGTTGAGGCATTAGAGCGCAAAAACAAAGAGCTGATTGCAGAATTGCGCGCTGCCAAAAAGGCGCCAGCGTTGCCTGATGGGGTTGATGTCAATGAGCTATTGGAGTTCAAGCGCAACCACGAACAGCAGCAGCTTGAGTCGCAAGGTAAGTATCAAGAGGCGCGACAAGCTCTGGAGCAGCAGTTCCGTGAGGCGACGGCGGAAAAGGACCAGCGCATTGCAACACTTGAGGCCCGCGTGCGCGAATTGGAATTGGTCACGCCAGCAGTGACCGCATTGGCGGACATCGTCCACGATCCAGACCTGGTGCTGAAAACCAAGCTCAGCGCCGATCAGATCGAGCGTGATCCTGACGGCACAGTCGTGGTAGTCGATGGCTATCAACGCACACCTGTTGGCGAATGGGCCAAGACGCTGCCGGCATGGATGCAAAAGCAACCCAAACCCCAAGGTAGTGGTGCACCATCAGCCGGTGCTAGCACTGGCGGCATTCCGGCAGGCATGGCAAACCCATTCAGCCGTGATAGCTTCAATCTGACCGAGCAAGCACGACTGTTCCGTACTGATCGTGATTTGTACGATCGCATGAAAGCAACAGCTAACCGTTAGTATTTGAGCGTCTGCTCGTGATGGCTGCGCCACACAGAGCCTGGGGCTGCGCCCACACCGTAAACCATTCCCCCGAGATGAATCATGGCGACTCTTCGCTCTGACATCATCATCCCAGAGGTTTTTACGCCTTACGTCATTGAGCAAACCACGCAGCGTGATGCCTTCCTGGCTTCCGGTGTGGTCCAGCCCATGGCGGAGCTGAATGCAACTGAGGGTGGTGATTTTATCAACGTCCCCTTCTGGAAAGCCAACCTGACCGGTGACTTCGAGGTGCTGACTGACAGCACTTCGCTGACGCCTGGCAAGATCACTGCTGACAAGCAAGTCGGCGTTATCCTGCATCGTGGCCGCGCCTTTGAGTCCCGTGACCTTGCAGCCCTTGCTGCTGGCGCTGACCCGATGGCTGCCATCGGCGCCAAGATCGCTGATTACGTTGCCAACCAGCGCCAAAAGGACCTTTTGTCCTGCCTCGGCGGTGTGTTCGGCAGCCTGGGTTCTACCTCCAGTTCTGCTGCTTTCTTTGGCCTGACCATTGACGGCGAGTCTGGTGATACCCCCACCACGCTGAGCCCCCGTCACGTTGCCGAAGCCCGCAGCCTGCTGGGTGATCAAGGCGACAAGCTGGCCGCTGTTGCCATGCACTCCAAGGTCTATTACGACCTGGTTGAGCGCAAGGCAATCGACTACGTGACC